GCTCAAAGAAGCAACTCTGAAGGTCGTGTCGAAAATCAACATGCTATTCTGTTTTTGAAAGAAATTGAGCAGATACGTCGCATACTCATCCTTCAGAAACCTAAACCTAACACGACAAGGAAACAGCGGATCCAGAACGTAACCCTTCTCACTCCGCGCCCTACTCTTAAACTGCAAAGGCGTAACAGAATAGGGCTTAGCAGTATTCAACTCATGTAATAGCCCAGACGCACTAGGATCAACCCGCCCAACAACATGCAACAACAAACCCCGAGCCACATGACCAGTAAAAAACGGCAAAACCACAGGCTTCTCAGCATACATCTCCAATCCTATCTCTACAGGCATATTTATCAACTCCCAAAAATGGGATTTAAGTGAATATATCAACGAATACTAAAAAGGAGATTCGTGGCTTAAAAACTTGTTTCGGACAGAAACCCGATCAGCCTTTCAGCTATTGTTTTCTTTGTAGTAGCTTAGTCCTGCTGTTGCGCCTGTTGTTATGGCGAACCATATGATTGTTCCTGTTATGTTTCCTTGGCTCACTATATAGGCTAAGCCTACTAAATGCGTGTGGGGTCGAAAAACAAAGAAAAGGGAAGATGAATTTTAGGGTTTGAAGATTATTTCGCTTCTGTCTTCTTTTTGTTGTTAGCCAAGTCTGATGCTAGCATCAGTTTCATGAAGTCGTAGATTTTTCCTTCTCTTCTGTGACCGCTTATGACATCTATCACGTAGACGCCGACCACGAAGATTATGCATGCGATTAGCCACTCGATCAAAGGCGTAAAACTCGTAAAGTCCATTTTGGCTCTTCACCTCCTTCTTAACTTTAAACTGCACCGCCGTTGAGCACTTGTCCCAACGGTTTCGGGCGAGACAATTGCTAAGCCTTCTTTTCAATCGTCACCTGCATTGGCTGTTCGGGTTCAGCTTTCTCAAGTGGCAACCCCATATCCTTCAAAATATCTCGAAATTCTGTGGCTGCTATGATGTCTGGCCTGTCTCTGGCGATCTGTGCAAGAATCGGAAGTAACCCGTTTACGTCTGGTTTTTCTGGCATGCCCCAGTTAAGTCTGCAATTTGCTTCAACAGGGTTTAGTCCCGCCTGCTTGATGACAGGTTCAAAAACTTCACGTTCCACCATGCGTTTGATGAATCTCTGTAATGCAAGAACTTTCCTCTCCGCCACTTCTATTGCCGCTCTCGCAGAGGCTTCTGTGAAGCCAGGAGTCGTGAACAACTTCGGCAAAGGCGTCTGCAAGCCAAGAATAAACTGGTTCCACATATGCTCTATGTAGGCGTCAAACCTGCTACGGGGATCCACAGTAACAGTTTGAACCTCAACATCCTTAGCGTTAGTAACAAATCTCGCGCCTTCCCTCGGGATATTCTTGACCTGTCCAGCGTACTCCTGCGCTTTATCATCCTTCGCTCCTGGAAACTTCCAAATCTCTGTTGGCCCCGCATACTTCCTGACGATTTCCGTCATGCTCTTCTCGATTCCAGCCTTCATGGTTACGAAGGATGGACGAGTCTCATTTTCACCCGTGGTCATTGCGGAGGCTATGCTCTGTAGAATGCCCGTGCCAAATGCTTCACCGTTGACCGGGTTCCAGCAGAAATGAATGACACGATTAGGCTGTAATTCTTTGCCGCCATATCGGAAAGTCTGCTTGTAGGCTTGTACTTCGCCATACTGGTCCCGCAGAACCTTATCCATGCTTGTTATCGGCAAAAGCTTCAGATTTTCTAGTTTCTGTGGCTCAATTTTTTCCCAGAAACAGTTGCCGAAAGCCACAACCTCTCTAACCGTCTTCTGCAATAACCCATCTAAGTTCACCGAAGCGTTAAAATCATCCACAATATGCTTAGCCTTTTCGTCGTCTGCTGTCGTGTAAAAGCCCATGCCCACCGTCTGATCCGCAAGGAAGTCCACGGCTGCTCTCGCAGCAGGGTCACAAAGGTAAATCTCAACCAAGACTTCGAACGATACGGTTGGTTTCTCTCCCGCCTTAGATGGCCACGCAGGCACTAGAACGCCAGTGCTCTCCTCTATTTTTCTTGGACGAAAACTGTTCAAGAGGCGCCTGGCACGTTGAAAGAAACTCATGTTGGAACCACTACTGCGATGCCTTCATTTCCCTTCATTTGCTGTCTCTGCAGGTTTTGCGGATAGCCTAAAGCCTTCATTTCGGCTAACTCCTCTTCTGCCTCTTGCAGCTTCCTTACCGCCGACTGGATTGTGCGTTGCACGTAACCTGGGTCTTCGCTGAAATGCCTAGCGATTTGGTATGGGGTTTTCTTGGTTTTCAAGGCGTACTCGAGAAATTTCCTTTCTTTTTCAGTGAGCAAGCCTATCCAATGCTAAAATCATGCTTTATTGACTAAAATACGTTATTGACTGTTTTTAATCCATGATTAAGGCTTGTCAATAGGCTTTTTCAGTTTCCCAAGCCCTTTTTGATTCTGGATTGACTGTTTATGTGGGAAGAGACCGAAGAGTTCATTCGCAGCGGACATCGCAGCCCAGACGACTTCCAACCCGACAGTCTCAGAACAATTACAATCAGCGAAGAAGAAGGAATCAAGGCAGTAATTGGCAAGCCAAAAGGTCAAGACACGACCGAAGTGCAGTCCTACCTGTTTGCGAAGGATAAAGGCTGGACCATTGAGAAGGCTAAAGCGTGGTTTGAACAGCACAGTCAAGCCAAAGAGCATCATGTCTGCTTTATAGCGCCTTTCTCTGTTACAAAAGAAAGCCTTGCGGAGAAGCCTTTGAAAACCAAAGGCATAGCCATGACAGCAGGCATGAGCCGAAACTTCAACATCTACACCGAAGACGAACTTCAGGCATTTGCGAAGAAACTCATCGGCTCACCCGTTTATCTTGAACACGTTTCCGCAACGAATGCTATAGGCAAAGTCACCAAGACAGAGTGGAATCCAGAAAGTAAAGTCTTGTTCTACGAGGCTGAAATCCACGATGAAGAAACTGCTGAGAAGATACGTCGCGGCTTGATTCAACATGTTTCTGTAGCAGCAGACTATGAACGCCTCGATGTTGTAGACGGCAAAATCCCACATGGCTTGTATAATGCTGAGTTGAGCCTAGTCGCTGTCCCAGGCATACCGGAAACTAATATTCAGGTTGCTGAGAAGTTGGACCCAAATTCAAAGGAATTTAGAGAATCGGTCAGAAGCATCGTGAAGGAGTTTTTGGGAGAGCAGGAAGACGGGCGCGCTAAACTTAGGCAAGCACAACTTGAGCGAGCACAGAAATACGGTATTGCACCAAAGGAAGGCGGAAACTTAACCAAGCCATCGGAATATGAAAGCATTCCAGAAGACCAATTTGCTGATCCGACAAACTATCGCTACCCTATCGACAAGGAGCACGTGGACGCCGCTCTAAAGTATTTCAATCAACCCGACAATCGCCGAGACTATTCCCACGAAGAAGCCGTCAAGATCATGACGAAGATCATTCAGTCGGCTTTGACAAACGGCATCGAAGTCTCCTATCAAAGCGAAGACCCTGTCTACCGCGATTTACCAGAGGACTTGAAGGCGAAGATGAAAGGTTATACGCAAACACGGGGCGGTTCTGTTGGCGAGTCTAAGAAACTGACTGGGCAGGGCATTGTTGTGCCACAAGCCCCTGAACCCGAGCCCGCGGATTTTGGCAAGGTCAAGTTGCGCGATGTTATGGAGGATTTTTCATAGTTATCCCTTGAAAGGGTAACAAAATCAAAAAATTCGGAGGAAAAAATGGAAAATGGTCGATAAGTGGCCTGACGAAGAAGGTTTCATTAGCGAAGGCGAAATAGTTTCGCTCTTCAAGGCAACTGGAACCATAACAAAGGGTAAACTCGTCTACTTGACTGGCGATTTGGAGGTTCAGCAAGGAGTTCTAGACTGCGATCCTATCGGTGTAGCATTGAAAGACGGTGTTAGTGGCGACTATGTGCCCATATGCATTCATGGCGTCTGCAAGGTCCTAGCTGGTGCAGCAATAACTCGTGGGAAGGCTATCAAAAGCGACGCAAACGGCAAGGCAATTCCGTTATCTGATCAGGCGGTAAATGAAGGCGGAACAGGAACATACACGATCTACTATGCTCGCAAGGCTGGAGTGGCATTACAGGCAGCAACGGCAGACGGCGACTACATTCTGGCTTTCGTTTGCAAGTAGGTGAAATGAAAATGGCGAAAACAGATTTAGCCGTAAAACGACTTGAAGAGAAGCTCAAGACCCCGTTTAGTGGCAAACCTTTGACAATTCTACAGGCTGAGTTAAGGCAGAAAATGGCAGAAGCACTAAAGGACAAGCGTCTGGCTGAACTCTTGCTTTCTGATGTTAGCCAAGCAACTGCAAAGGTCTTAGATGTCGTTTGGGAAGCCGCCAAACCCAACCTTATAGGCAGAGAACTTGCGGTTGTAGTGGCTCAAGACCTGCCCAGCCTAAAGGTTCCAAGGGCTAAGCTAAGCAAAGCATATGAAATTGCTGAAGGTGCTGAAATCCCGGTTGGCACAGAAGACTATGACAGTGTAACTTTGACACCTAAAAAGTATGGTGTCCGCCCATTAATCAGCAAAGAGATGATTGAAGACGCCGAATGGGACGTAATAGAGTATCAGTTAGCTGAAGCGGGCAGAGCAATGGCAGACTTGGAAACCGAAAAAATCATCTCTGAAATGATTTCAGATGCGGGCAACAGTGTGGCTGCCGGAACGGGTGGAACCTTAGCATATGCGGATGTTGTGAACATACTGAAGGAATGCCTTACAGATGATTTCGCGCCAGACACTTTGGCAATTCATCCTAGCGAATTCGCAGACTTGCTGAAAGATTCGGCTATTCAGAAAGCTATGGATTGGGGCGGCCCAGCCGTTGCTCCTACAGGAAGAATCGCGAATCTGCTTGGCATGCGAGTGTTGGTTTCAACGAAAGTCACGAGCGGAACCGCATTAGTTATAGACAGCAAACACGCAGGTGTCCTATTCATTCGCAGAGATGTAACTGTGGAAGAATACGAGGATCCAGTGAAAGACCTAGCAGGAGTTGCCGTGACTGCACGCTGGATATACGACACATTAAGGCCAAATGCAATTGGCAAAGTCACGAACTGCTAGCACTCCCTTTCCTTTTTCTCTTTGGAGGCTAACTGATGGTTTTGGGCAATGTGCAATTAGAGAAACACATTGAGCATCTTGAGAAGCGAGTGGAAGCCCTAGAAAAGATCATCAAAAAGACCAAAGTGTAAAATCACAATGAAAGACAATGAGCGCGACATTCTTCGCAGAACGATCCTTCAACTTATCAAAAAAGGGCACATGCACTACACGGATATTGAAAAAAAGACTGTCTCAACAGGTTTACGGTTTGCAACATCAAACACAGTAAAAAGACAATTCTACCATTATCTACTTACAAATCGCTTTGTGGAACGAATAAGCCGAGGCATTTACAGAATCACACAAAAAGGAGAGAAACTTCTAGAAATTTTAAGTTAAGAGAGCCTCAAGGTATTGTTTTATTCCTGCACGCATGCAAAGGATTTGCGATTGATGTCACCACTTGCAATCGTTTTGCTATCACCATCGAAACCATAATGTCATGAACAATCCGTGTATGTATGTATTTCCAAAAATGCTTTTAAGTCGAATTTCGTAAGTATCACTTGTGAAATTGCAATGAATTTGGAAGATTTTTTGACCGATAATGACAAAAGAGATGCCTTGCAAAAAATCAAGCAACATTGTTCTGATATGTGGATTCAAGGTCTGTATCCCGCGCCTTGGAATGTCATTCATGGGATTCCGCACTCTCAAGCAGTGGCCACACTGCTTGGAAGGATATTAGAGGTCTATATGACTAAACCCTATAGGATCAACCAAAGTGAAATACTAGTGCTCTTGGGTGCCGCTTGGCTACATGACATAGGGTATTTGCCCAAGGAAGATGAAGACAAAGAGACTTACGATTTTGACGAAGTCAAGAAGAACCATCCCTTGAGAGGCTACGAGTACATTATGAACCATCTTTCCGAATGTGGTGAAAAATGGGGTCCTCTAATTGCTTTATGTGTAAGAGGGCATAGAGAAGTTCCTCCAAAGGAAGGGGACTATGTTAATGTAGTGATGAAGTCCGACACTATAAGGTTACAGTTTCTGACAGCTTTGCTGAGGTTAGCTGATGAACTAGACATAGGCGAAGAGCGTGCCCCGAGACCGTTTTTTGCGCAGATTAAAGAATTTTATGGAAGTCTTCCAAACCACACAATCCTGCAGTGGATTAGACACCACTACACCGAGGGGATTGATTTACAACATGCGGCTAAAGACGGCGCGTTCATCCACATAGGAATTCATACGTATATTCCCTCGGATGAGTACGCGAAATATGTTGTAGAACCATGGATCGTAGATCCAGTCAAGACCGCAATTCTCGATACTTTCTATGCGCTATCTTCGGAGTACTTGATGCTAGATACAAATGTGACCAGTAGATCCCAACTCGTGTCTAGCATGGAAATCATACCTTATAACGTATTCTCGGACATTCAGAAGCAGGTTCTAGACAGAGAAAGCTTGCAGAGTTTGGTGAGATACGATTTCAGACGTACATGCATGTTTGAGGGAGAAATCGGTCAAAAAAATCATACTTTCAAGTCTGACATCATAAAAACGAGGAACCATCTTTCTTATGTATTGGTTAATAATTCAAACGACAAAAGATACCTCGCTGGGGATGGCTTGCTACTAGGATTGTCTACTGATTTTTTTGAGGCACCGTCAGACGAGAGAATTAGCAAAAAGAATATAGAAGAAAAAACTGGCACAACAGTATACGTGACTCGAAATGGAAAACGCAAGGATTTACGAATTCAGTATATTGAAGTGCAACATCTGTCAGAAGTTAAGGTGATGTCAGTATCTCAGATTTGTAGTACGTACCTGAAAAAATTCAAATCCTACGCTGACAGAATCTTCGGATTTTATGAGATTGCAGAAAGCAAAGGATTGGTGACTGTAGCGATAAGATATTTGTTCCTTGAACCAATACAACCCAAGGAAGAACTCCGCTTCGAATACTCTTGGAACTCAACTTTTCTCCCTTGGGATGCAGTTACATTTACGTTGAGCCATCCTACGAAGGGAGTTACGGTTTCCTTTGACGGTTTTCCAGAAGAATATAGCTTCAGGACTACAGTCTCCTTACTTCGGGAAGTTGGAACAAGACCGGGACAAGAGCGAAAACCAGAGTTTGTAGTTGAACTTGGAGAAAAGGCAAGATTCTTCGCTGATTCGGGTGTGCTTGCGCCTGGCACCCAAATCGTCGCTCAATGGAGAGATATACGCAGGGGCCTTCATCAACTTTGACACATGTAATAGAAGACTATTCCATAAGCTTATCTTAGAAAGCCTTTTATTTAATAATCACCGAAGAAGAAAGAAGGGAGCGTCTGTTATCATTGGATTCGTCGATAGAGTGAAGCGATCGGAGCTTTCATCAACTCCGTACCAGAATCGCGTTGGTTAATGTTCTACATAATTTTTAACCTACACGTTTCTCTGTTTCTTAACAACCTTTCCTCTCTCTCATTAGCATAGAGGCGAGAAATCACTGAACCAATAAATCTAATTGCACCCCACATCGTTACTTCTTATTACTTCTGATACTGTTCATCCAACCAAATCCTTTTTGCCAAAATAGGTTAAATTTTGCTTCTTTCTCGTTTTCTTTTGGGGGCCAGAGTCTGTTTGGTAGCAGTCACTCCAGACCGTGTTCGTAACCGCGTTAATCTTTCAGCCTCGGATATCGCCGATTCCATTGTCACCCAATTTATTGAAGATGCCTGTGCTGAAGTTATGCTTGAAACCGGTCTCACCATTGACTATAACAGTTGCACACAAGCCGAAGCGTCTTGCATAACCGATCTTGCAGCCCTCTACTGTCTCACCTATCTAACTGGTGGGTCCGCATCTGGCACCAGCTTCTCTCTTGGAGATTTGAGCGTAAAAGAGGTTACGGGTGGAGTTGAAACTCCTTCCCCGGCGTTTTTGCAGCAACGTGTTCTCATACTGATCGAGCAACTGAGGAAGCCTTATCTCGGGAGGGTCTAAACCATCGGAGCCTTAGAAGACTACTACAATTTTGTCATGACCCATGCGCCCTATTTCTATTGGCTTCCAGAACAGAGCCAACATGACCCAACATGGGGTCGAGGGACTTTAGTTGCAGCCTTCGCCATTGATTTTCTTTACGAATGCTATAATGATTCACGGTTTGAGAGCGAGAAAACAAACATCTATAACAAAATCGTTGAGCTTGCTGATTTCATCCTGACCCAACAGTGTACAGATCCAGCCAAGAAGGCATATGGCGGGTTCAAAAGTGCAGAAGTGAGCAACTATTATTATTCTGTTGACGCCTGTCGAGCGATTCCCGGACTGCTGCATGCTTTTGCTTTAACGAATACTGCAGGATACCTTAATGCTGCTAAGCTAGCTGGCGGGACTTTCCTCAAGACCATGCAAGACAAACAGACTTACGGTGGATTTGCACGTACAGTGACAATCAATGATGATTGGCTTTTACAGATTGACATTGAATGTCTGTACGGTCTAATCGGTCTTAAGATGTTGTCTAACTATGATCCAGATAACAAGAGCCAATATGAATCGATGATGGCTGAGTTAGTGGAGTTTTTAAAGGAAGGCTTTGAGGGATATTGGCTTTATTACGATCCGGCAGACGATAAGTGGCATCGAACTGGACTAGGTGAAACACAAGTTTACGATGACCCTTTTAGTTACGCCTTGCTTGGTCTCTACGATTACGAAGGCAGAAGCATAACAGTTGAGAAGGTTTACGAGTTCATCAATACAATAGGTGCGACCGTTGAATATCCTGGTTACAATCCATATATCTGCTGGAGCGGCTACATCGATGTTGTCACACGAAAAGCAGCATGCGAATACTATGACGGTGTCACATCTGGAATTCTCTATAAAATCCGAAACGCTTTCGACAAACCTTCTCTAGCGTTGAGTAAACAAATCGTTGAGGACCGGGCGGAACAGTTCAAATATTGGGGCGTCAAATTCACCGATTTTAGTCCTATTGCTAATCAGCAGTCAACCGTAACGGTTTCATGGCTCGGTCACATGCTTCTAAATTATACGCCAGCTCTTACATCATTCACGAAGATTCTAAACCAATACGGCGAAAATCTTGACCTCTTAATGATCGTCCAAGCTGGAGAGCCGACGAGCTACTACGATCCCATTCCTATCAAGGGCGTGATTCGTAATGTGCGGCAAGATGAGATCATAATCGAGCCAGGATACATGATCACTGATTTCTTGATGGTTTACACGTTTCTTCCGGTGCGACATCATGACAAGATAAGGCGTCATGGCGTCGATTACGAGGTTGCGCAGGTTGACTTGTTCCGACTCCAAGGTGAGCCACTGTTTTTTCGGTCTGTTGGTAGGAGGCTTCTTGGCTAATGCCAGTTGAGGACCCTGTTACAACCCTTACTCGTTTGATTAAGACTAAGATGTGGCTTGTCAAAGATGACGGATCACTGGCTAACATTCATGTGGGAAAGGAATGGTACGACCGTGAACTCCTAAAGAATTACGAAGGGCAAGTCACAGTAGGCCTCACCCGAAGTGACGACAAAAAGCTCAGCATGACCGGGAAAGATCGTAGGCGTGAGGGCTTTCTTCAAGTCAATATTTGGGTTATCGACAGGTCTGGCATTGTCGGCAGGGATATGCGTGAGAAACTAAAAGAGGAGATCCTTCGCATAATCCGAGAAAATCGGACTAAGCCCAATGAAACTCTTTATAATTTTCTTGGTGTTGGTCCTCCAACTGGCACTCACAAGGCTTACTATGGCAAGTCTGAGACTGAATTAGTGCCTGGCGCGGCAGGATGGACTGAACTCTCAGCTACTAACTATGAGAAGATTTGGCAAAGCGATGACAATCGCTACAGTTATTCGCAATTCGAGAATGGCAAATACAGCATGATCTTGTTCCGTTTCAAAATCGGTTCCAAGAAGGATGTTGTCAGTAAAATTATTTTGAGATTTGAAGGCTACGGCACAGCTCCCGGTGGCAACGGTGTCACTATCAAAATTTGGAATTTTACGGCTTCTGCTTGGCAAAACGCCCAGACCGGGACAGGCGGAGCGGATGAATGGATATCCATCACTATAACATCTAATTTGACCAACTATGTCGATTCGAATGGCTACATCTATCTGCTTGCCAGAACAACCAACTCCAGCGATGGCTCCACGCCAGCCATAATTTACTCGGATTGTGCCGACTCTATCATAACGGTTTATGGAATCACATACTGCGACATCGTTTCATATCAAGATCAAGACGAGGTGCGTGTTAAACCGTTCTTGTGGCGCACTGAGTTCGCGGTCAAGTCATGGTTGTTTGAAACAATACCATTCTAAAAAGGAGGAAAAATAAGGAAAATGAGTATATATGGTGCGCATGAAGCAAAATTCTACTACGTCGAGGAAACCAACTATGGGGAAACGCCGGCAAATCCGAACATGCTTGGAATTGGACCCGTTGACAATGTTGAACCCGCAATAGATCCTGGGCTCATCAGAGTTCGTGGCATTGGATCTGTGGATTTACAGGCTATCAAAAAGGGTTTGAGAGAAGTCGCTGTGAAGGTTGCATTTGCCATTCCAAGCGACGCACCCATCAGCTTTATTCAATGGGTGAAGGTGGAGTTAGACAAAAGCCTTAGCATCGAGGTTTTCTACGAAAAATCAAGCGGGATCATCTCGCTACTTCACAGGGGATGTAAGTTCAACCGCTTATCACTGGGATGTTCCGTTGAAGACGTCATAAAAGGAGAGGCTGAATTACTCGGTCAAAACTTGGTTGTGGGAACTGTGAAAATCGGCGCAACCTATGGCGATCATCCATATGCAGTATCTTTTTGGGAGAGTTACGTCAAGAAGGGCGCAGCGACGCTGGAGCGTGTGACTGATTGGAAATGGACGATCGAGAATAATCTGAAACGCGTGCCCGTCATTAGAACAACTAGCGGAAACATTCTCAAGTTCCTGCCTCATCGGCATCGCAATCTCTCAGGCGAGGTAACGTTTGAGTTTGAGAGCAAGGACGAATTTGATGACGTCATTAATGATACCGAATTTACCCTAGAGTTTGGGCTAGGCGGAAGCAACAAGGCAGTATTCAGCAACTGCAAGTGGGACAAAGTAAGCACTCCGACACGAATCGAGGATCTCGTTGCTTTGAAGGCACCGTTTGTTGCAAGAAGTGTAGCCATAAGCTGAGGTGATTGAAAATGCCATATTCTGTTCAAAGGAAGTTTTTCATCTCCAGTCTAGTATTATCTATTGGCTTGGTCGCTGCGTCACTCGTGGCTTTTGCTATGATGCAGTGGAGCCACCGTATTCGAAACATTACAACCTTGAAAGTGGTTGGCGTAGGCGTCTACAAAGATGCAAACTTCACACTCTTAGTGACAGAAATAGATTGGGGTGTGGTTGAGGCTGGGGAGACAAGGAACTTCAGTGCCTACATCAAGAATGAAAGCAATGTTCCGCTTAGCTTGACGATGCGAACTGAGAGTTGGGAGCCTGCGAATGCTTCCTCTTTCGTTAGTCTTGCCTGGGATTACAATGGAGAGTTGATTCCCATTGATAGCTCAGTTCCTGTGACCTTCACCCTCATTGTGGATTCAGCGATTTCAGGCATTACAAGCTTCAGTTTCACGATCGTGATTATTGGGAGTGGATAGCATGGCTTCTGTAGAAGTTCTGAATTTTAGTCGCGCTGCTCAGTTGAAGCGAAAATGGAATCGATTGTGGGCTCAGATAGGCGAGCGAGTTCTAAGTTTGCCGCAGAGAGAACAGATCATTCTGCTTGAAGATTTCCAGACAGCGATTGAAAGCCGTCTTGTTGTCATGGAGAGGATAAATAATGCGAAAAAAGGAAATTGAATTAGACGATCGCTTCGGTGCAGAATTTCAGGGAAAGTATGTATTCTCTGAGATTTCATGGGCTAAACGAAGCCGCATAATCCAGAGGCATACGAAGTATCATCCGATATCGGGACAGGTTGTCAGCAGCGATTATGTGGCAATCCAAGCAGAAACTATCTGGGCGAGCCTCAAACAGCAACCACAAGACAAGCCTATTACTCTTGAGAAGCTGCTTAGTGAAGAAGACGGCATACCCATAGAACTCGGGGAATTATTCTCTAAAATTGTGAATCGACTCTGCGGCTTAACTATTGACGATCAGCGTTTTTTATCAGAGCCATCCGAAGAGGCAAATCCCATCCAAGCTTCACAACATTCAGGCTCTGTCGTGAGTTCGGGTGGACCCCAAAACAGCTCGAGAAGCAACCAGCCAAAACCATCGAAGAGTTCATCGTGATCCTAAACGAGGTAGATCGGCAAACCGAGGAGGAGATGGAGAAGGCAAAGAGGCAAAGTCGCAATGTCCGTTAAAATGGAAATCCATGTTCAAGGTTTGCCAGAGTTGCGGGAGAAACTCCTTAGGTTAGGCGAATCCATGAAGGAACGGGTTCATGACGCTATGGTTTTTGAAGGCGAGGCAATGAAAACTACAGCTCAAAGTCTCGCCCCCGTAAGAACTGGTTACTTAGCCTCCACGATCTTCTCCAGAGTTGAGGGTCTGATTCTCAGAATTGGTGCGACCGCTCCTTACGCAGTCTATCAAGAGTTTGGAACTCGCTTCATCCGAGCAAGACGGTTTCTCAGTCATGCTGTTGAGTTGCGTATGCAGAGCCTCATCAACCGAATCGACCATGCCATTGAAGAAGCAAAAACGGAGGCTTCCCATTGAGTTTCCACGAAATAGCCATAGCCATAACAGCTCAAGATCAGGCGACTCCAGTTTTCACGGAAGTTCAAGCCCAGGCTGAAAGAACAGCAGTGAGCATGCGAACCTTAAGCATGGCTGTCGCAACCCTTGGAACAGCAAGCTCAGCAATAATTGGCTTAGCCTCTGACCTTGGGATTGTCGATAAAGAGAGCGCCAAGTGGGCCCGCACCATATTGTCAGTAATATCGGTTGTCGCTGTTCTCGTCCGCATGAAGTATTACTTAGCCGTCGTAACGGGTCAATCCACAGCCGCTTTTGTAACCAACACAGGAGTTCAGACCGCCAATGCCGGGGCAACTGTTGCAAACTCAGCTTCTAAGGCAGGATACATTGCTTCGACGGGGACCGCCACAGCTGTAACATGGGCTTTCAATGCCGCTCTTGCCGCCAAGATCGTTTTGTTGACTCTGGGTGTTGGCGCCGTTATCGTAGCCGCTGCTGCTATGGCATCATTGGCTATGCAGACACAAGCCGCAAGTGGAGCCCTACGAGACTACAATTCGGCATTAGCCGAAACGCCCCGCTATACTCGTAGTATTCGGCGCGCTGGAGAGGAAGAGGAACTTCGCAGGCGGGGGATAGAAGGATGAGTGTCGAGTTACCCGTTGTGGCTGTTGTTTTCGGTTCTGTCACACCTCCTCAGGGTGATATCCTTGAGTTAAGGGTTCATTTGGGTTGCACAAAGGAGGTCAGCAGCTTTGAATGTTTGCTTCAAAACTTCAACAAGAAGTATAGCTCGGGTGGCACCTATCCCATAAACGTTGGCGACGACGGAAGCATAAGCATTGGAAGAGGAACAAACTGTCCTCTAATCCTTACGCTTCGAGTAGAAGAAATTGAACCAGAATCAACTCCAGTGGAAAATTATATTCGTGTTAGCGGTCGTTGTTGGGGAGAGAAAATCTTCCGTAAAGTTGTGACAAAAACTTATGAGAATCAGAAGGGCGAGGCAATCGTCAAGGACCTATTAGATAATTTTGTTGGACTAAGCCATGTCCGAGATACCACAGAGCTTGTTGAAGATACAGACACGACCTACACGCTTCTGGAGTATGAGAATACACCAGTCTTTGATATTCTGAAGTACATCGCTGAAAGCGCCGACAAGGCTGGCGTGATCGGATACGACTTCCGCGTGGAACACGATGGCAAATTCGCTTTCTTCCCAAAGAACAGCAAGACTTCGCCGATAAACCTCTCAGAGCGTATTGAGGTTAGTCATTACTCTAAGGATATCCACCGCATTCGAAACAAGATTATGGTTTATGGAGCTGCGGAAAAGGCTAATCCGTCAAATAGAGACGCTTGGACGGAAACTTTGGACATTAACAATGATGCGACGAACGATTGGACAAGTGGAACAGGAACTGGAAGCGTATCCTTAGACAATGCTGAGAAAATCCTTGGGTCTTACAGCATTAAGCATACTACGAGCACACCTGACTACTATGGATGCGCTGTTCTCACTTTTCCATCTGGCATGGAAGTTGACGGCAACAAGTATCCAAGCCTCTCATTCCAAGTAAAAGAGGAGTCAGCCTTCAACGGAAACATAGGCTTAGAGCTTGAAGATTCTGCTGGCATGAAGGTTCGCAGAGAAATCGGAGTCTCCCCTAACAACAAATGGCACCTACAAGGACTTAACGTTGGCAAAAAACACAGTGACGAATGGACCCATAGCATTTTCAATTCTCAGCCCTTCAATTGGGCAAGCATTAAGAAGATTCTTTGGTACTGCAATTTTTCAGGAACTGGAACTGGCAAGTTTTGGATTGACAATCTGTTTTTTAATCGGAAGCGATGGGAAGCCACGAGAGCGGACTCAGGGAGCCAAACCAATTATGGCGTTAGGGAACTCGTTGAAGTTGATGAGGAACTCCACAGCGACAATGAGTGTGACCTTCGCGCAAAAGCCTTACTAGATCACCTAAGTGTACCAGCAGAATTTCTGACTGTACAAACCACATGCTTGGACTATGGCACGAATCGCCTTTTGCCAGGAGACAAGATCCATGTCACGTTGCCCAACGAGAACATTGACTCAGACTTCCGCATCATAAGCGTTGAGTACCGGGTTATCGCAAGTGAGCAAACATTAGAGATCACCTTGGAACTTGGAAAGGAGAAGCCCCTACTTGCTGATTATCTGTACGGTTTAAGGGCTACGACAGTAACCGTTGAGAAACTCATGCGTACTAAAGCAGGCCTCACTGGGGTGGCTGGATCTGCAGGGGGCGGTGGTGGAGGAGGCGGTATGACCCAACATGGAAACGAATGGCATGATCCAGACATGGCTCTGCAAAGCGACTTTGCTTCACACAAAGATAGGCACAAGTCTGGTGGCGCAGATGCTTTTGTTTCGGCGGATCATCTTGATGGTATTGCAAGAGTTAAGGTTCGCAAAAATAGCGGTGCAAGTGATGTAGGAGCAAGAAGGCGACTTAACCTTATCGAAGGCACAAATGTAACTTTAACGGTTGCAGATGACCCAACAGACGAAGAAGTTGACGTAACAATCGCCTCATCTGGCGGCGGAAGCGGAACTGACGAGAAGGTTAAGATTTCAGCACAAGACATAACAAACAACTATCTGGAGCCGAAACTAACGGCTGGACCAAACATAAACATCACTAAGCAAAATCCCGGAGGCAATGAAAATCTTCTGATTGAGGCATTAAAGCAACTAACGTTTTTAGCAACAGGTATGTATTATCGCTCAATCCTCACGGCAGCCGTGCCTAATACCGTCGGTTATGCAGGTCCTAACTGGCTTTATGCAACACTCTACCCAATCACCAGAAAAATGACCTTCAATGAAGCCGCAATCCAATTGTTTTCGGGTGAGGCTGGCAAGAAAGTGCGGCTTGGAATTTATGATGACTTAAACGGTGCACCAAATAATTTGATTCAAGATTTTGGTGAAATAGCCATAGACACAGCGGGTTTAAAAACAATAGCGATTAGTCCGGCGTTACAGTTGAACCCAGGTATTTATTGGTTAGCATATGTAAGTGATTCAACGTTAGCACAGATTTATTCTGTTATTACCGGATTAAATTTGATAGGTTCTACTACAACACTTAGATATTCAACTGGAAGTTATTACCGGAGTTATACATATGCAGCCTTACCTGATCCGTTCGGAACGCCCATGTTTTCTCAAGGGTATTTGTATGCTATCGGTCTTAAACTCCAGAGTGTGCCATAAATGACCAAAATAAAAGTAACTAAACCTCCACAATCGCTTACGCCTAAAGAAATCGTAGAGCAGTTCATTGCAAAAAACTATGCTCTAGACTTGACGAAGGCTGAGGACAGAAACATCTTAGCTAACATTCTATGGTATTTCGTCATGACTTTTCTGAAGCCTTTGGCAGAAGACACTGCTGACATTGATGTGAACACGTAATTGGAGTAGGAATTTTGAAGGAAGTTAAGAAGAATTGGAGGGAAAGGCTATGATATTTCCGCATTTCTCGCATGTCACGGTTCAAGGATGTGGAAAACCTTGAAGACTGGAATCAGATTTAGGTGGCCGCATCGTGTGCACCTGATCTTAACGAATCGTAGCCTTGGTAACTTTTCGCCCCAATGGAATCACGGCGGTGCATGTTAAATGAATAAAATGATAGCCAGACAAATCAAGTGTTTGCAGTTGGGTGACCTTGTTCGAGTAGAGTGGTTTGATGCCAGCATAGGATCCAGTAGGGCTGGAGCCATAGACGTTCCCGTGCATAGCTGGGGCGTCTTCATAGGAGTTTTAGGTGAAAGAAACAAGCACATCATTTTGGCGCAGAATAATTTCCGATATACTGACGGCTTGTACGATGTCGATTACACGGCTATTCCGCTATCTTGGGCTCTAACCATAAAAATCGTCAATTCGGGTGAAGTACCGCCGGAAGAAGCAAAATCACTATTAGATTCGTTTTTGGCTGGCCGCAAACGCACACTGAAGAGGAGAGTATGTAATCATGGTTCGTAGAACTTGGAAGCCTGAGGAAGAGAAACAGCTTATTGAAGAGTTCAGGAAATCAGGATATTCTACGACGGCGATTCCTCAGTTAGCCAAGCGTTTTAACCGTTCACCAGATTCAGTTTGGCAGAAGTTGCGCAGGCTTGGTGTACTCGGTTTAAATGTCGGAGGAGCAAAATTTGAGGTTTCTTCGACATTTGAAAGAGTTAAGGATTTGCCAAGTCTCGAAGAAGTTTTGAAAATTGTAGCTGGCGCGTTACAGAAGGCGACAGAACCAGGGCTGGGCAAAACAGAGCTTCAACGTTTAGCAACAATAGCAGACTTGTACAAGGCGTATGTTGACGGTCTCGAGCGCTATGTCCGATATCGGGACATAGAGGAGAAACTTGACGAGTTGGAGAAGAAGTATGGAGAGTTGGCTAAGGAAAAAGCCAAGGGCAATGCGTCCGAATGAAATAATGCCCAAATGGTTCAGCCTTCAGCACAGTGAACGTGTAGTGAATGAGGCTGAAGTGGCGTGGGCTCAAAGCCTAAGCAAAGAGCCCGTAGAGTTTTTCCGTCAAGTAGTGGGATTCGAACCCACAGCCTACCAGAAAGAGTTTATCAAACTGTTTTTGGAAAATCAATTTCTGGCTGCTCGTTGGTGTCGTCAGTCAGGTAAATCTTGGATTGTTGCTGCATTGCTTCTGTGGTACGCACTAACACATCCAGACAGCTACATTGCCGTAGTCGGTCCAAGTTGGAGACAAGCCAAACTAATCATCAGAAGGATAACTTACTTCCTTAGAAATCTGCCACCAGGCATGGTGTTCAAGCCTTTGCGGACAGTTATCCGCACAACAAATGGAAGCGTCATAGAAGCTTTTCCTTGCAATCCAGACACAATAAGGGGACCCACATTAGACATCGTTTACTGCGACGAAATGAACTTCTTACCCAACGACATTGAAATGTATGATGCCATCCTTTTCACGCTTGCAACAACAAACGGAAAATTCGTGTGCAGCAGCACACCTTGGAACAAGGACTCAATCTTCTACAAAATCTTCTTTCACGAGGGCTACGAGGACTTCGCTAAACATCATGTGACATGGCAGCAGGCCATCGAACCTTATGGACCACTGAAAAAGAAGATTCTAGACAAAATTCGCAGGCAGTTTGCCGAGGATCCTTGGCGCTGGCAAAGGGAGATGGAAGCCGAATGGGCAGAAGATGAAACAACGTGGCTTCCGCAATCTTTGATAACCCGCTGCATTGACGGGAACCTAGAGCTCTGGGATTTTGAGAGCCAGCAAAGAGGCAAGTTTTATGCGGGACTTGACTTGGGAAAACTTCGTGATTACAGCGTCCTTGTTGTCGTAGAAGAGGTTGAAGGCAAATATGTGCTTCGTCACTGGAAGGTCTTCCCACATGGAACAAAATACGCGACAGTTATAGGCTACGTGAAAACGTTGTGCGACCGCTGGAAAGACTTTGAACGCATCAGAGTTGACATCACGGGTGTTGGCGAATACGTAGTCGAGGACATGCAAAACGCAGGCATTGACGCTGAAACCGAAGGAGTAACCTTCACACTGCCACGGAAGCAGGAAATGGCAAGCCTGCTCAAACAACGAATGTTAGACGGAGTCTACCGCTTTCCATTCGTTCAAATGAGGCTTTCTCCAACCGTTCTACTGTCTTACGTAGCAGAGTTAAACGTGGAAAGGTTCGAGTTGCGCAAGGATGGCAGCATAGCACTGTCGCATCCACAAGGACAGCATGACGACACATTTTGGGCAACCGCGTTAGCCCTCTATTGCTCGGTTAAGATGACTCCTGAACCATACTTGTCGGTGGTTCCAAGATGACAAGGCGCCAAGAGTTTTTCCACATAACGAAATACGCCCGCAGATACGACAAGCGAGAAGGCAAATTCATAATTGACATAGCCTATGAAACAGCTGCTCCTGACCCGACGGATCGTGTGGTGGCTGTTGCCGAAGGCTTCGGGTTGGGACTTGACCAATGGGAAAAATTTGTTGTTTACGATAATGTGGAGTTGAAAATAGGACCAACGGACATCGTGTATATCACAGGCGACTCTGGGTCTGGCAAGTCTGTTCTGCTTAAGGTTCTTGAAAAAGACATCAAACGAGATTTAGGGTTAAGCTGCATCAACATTGCAGATATTTTACCGGACTTCGGTAAACCTCTCATCGAGACTGTTGGCAAAACCCTTGAGGAAGGCTTAGAGCTTCTCAGTAAAGTCGGCTTAAGCGACGCATTTCTCTTTTTGCGCTCCTATGAGCAGTTAAGCGATGGACAAAAATACCGATACCGTATAGCAAAAATGATTGAAAGCAAGGCTCAGTTTTGGGTTATGGACGAATTCTGTGCAACATTAGACAGAGACACAGCTAAAATTGTAGCCTACAATCTGCAGAAGCTTGCAAGACAAGAGGGAAAGGCAGTTCTGGCAACCACAACACACACCGACCTCTTTGAAGATTTGAAGCCTTCAGTTCACGTTCACAAGCGATTCGGGAAAGAAATTGAAGTGCGCTACTATCCAAATGAGCCACCCAAGGAAAGCAGCCTAACAAAAGAAATTCGCATAGAAGAAGGCACAAGATCAGACTATGCACTACTGGCGAGTTTTCATTACCGTAGTCACCAAATTGGAATTGTGCGCAAGATTTTTCGTGCAGTTCGGGGCGATGAGGTTGCTGGCGTCATAGTTTACTGTTATCCAGGAATGACCGTTGCTGGACGCCTCAAGGTTCTGCCAAAGATGAGCGTGAAAGACTTGAACCAGAAGCTAAGTGTCATTATGCGGGTCGTTGTTCACCCCAAATATCGCACTATAGGTTTGGGTCAACGACTTGTAAGAGAAACCTTGCCTCTTGTGGACACGCCTTATGTTGAAACAATCGCAGTTATGGCCAAATATAATCCGTTTTTCCAGCGTGCAGGAATGCAGAAGATCATGGAGCAGTCTCCGCCTAAGCATGCTTTAGCCATTCGAGAAGTGCTTTCAGATCTGGGCTTCAACATAGTCTTGTTAGGCAGCCAAAAATACGTCCTTAATAAACTCCGTAGCCTATCAGATGAGCAAGTCTTGGATATCCGTTATGCTTTTATGAAGAACGTGCATGTGCGCTTCTTGAAAGAGTTTTTCTACCATGAACCATATGGAAAACGGGAATTATACAGGCAGAGAGTAGAGACTGCAACGTTAGAGAAACTTGCGAAACTTATCCATGTCACTGCCTTGCTACTGCAAACAAAAGTTTACTTGTTCTGGAAAAGAAAATAAGAAAAAAAGAGAGAACAAAGATTTATCTCACCTCTCTACGCTCCTTTCGTTACAAGTAATCCTTCAGGCGTCTGTTGCAGTTTGACTTTGTCGCCCTTTTGGAAACCGAGTGTTGCCAAGACTTCTTTGCTCAGATAGAGGAAGCCATACTTGTTGATAGAAGTCTCTGCTGGAAGCGTTTGCTTGTTTTCTTTTGTCAT